ATCTCTGTGAAAAAACCAAGCGTGACCAACAATATCTACCTGTTTTTTTTCTTCGTTTGGATTTGGCCAACCAAATCTCTCAAACGATTTATACTTAGTATCATTAAAAATGACACCGACAGTTCCATAAAGACCGTTTTCTTTTTCAATAGAATTTAAACAATTTTCAGTCCACTTAGTTCCTGGGATTGTATCATCATCCAGTAGACAAATATATTCCGACTTAGCATTTAGGGCAAAAGCGAATCTAGCCCAGACTCCATAATTATAATTGTTATGAGAAATTTTAACGGACCCAGTATCATCCTGAACATAGAAAGCGTTTTTAATATCTGAGGGTTTGTTTTGCCAAATCATAAGCTCGTTAGGCTTTACGGTTTGAGCTTCAATAGCATCTATTTGGTCCTTCAGTGTATGAGGGCGCTGCCATGTATTTAAAACAAAAGTTACGGTTTTCATTTTTTGAAAAAATTAAAATTTAAAGATTCAGTATTAAAATCTTTCCATAGGTCATGATACAGAGAAGCGGAAAGATCTAGATTTTTAAACTCAGACCAGTCATCTATAATTAAAAGAGGAATACCCATTTCTTTGAATTTCTCCACTCCCCTCCAACGAGTTACTATGGGAATACTTTTCATATACAAAGACTCCCATGTTTTGTGACAGTCAACTCCATTTCCAACAGGGGAAACAGTAAAATAAGACTGAGCGATATCTTTGAGATATTTTTCTTGAGTAGAGTTTACAAATTCATCGTGATCGCTAATTGATGAGGCGTTAGGGTAATTTTTTTCTAGCGAAAATGAAGTATAGTCAGAAATTTGTTGGTAACAATAAGACCTAGCAGTGGGGTTTGTGGAGATATTAAAATTCACATACACCTCGTTGTTTTTTTTCAAGTCTTGGCCTTGTATTTTAGAAAATCTCTCTTGATTGCCGTGAGACCATCTTGGATTAGCTATTCCAATTGGAATAGGAGAAACTTGCGGGTGGTCTGTCACTAAATTTTGGGTATACCAATGTTCAATATTTGGAAATAAATTTAAAATAAAACTAATTTCATTTTCTGAAAAGTTAATATCCGAATTGTGAGTAACCAAATTAAATGTTTTAGGCAATCTAACTGATCCTATTTTGCTGTGAGTCGATAGAGTGGACAAATGTTCGGGTTTGCAAAAAACAAAGTTATTGTCCAAGCTGTCTTCCTCCACAGTAAAAAACTCAGGAGTTCGTGCATCTGTATAGTGACTCAACTGAATCGCGCACTGGTGTTTAAAATAGGTTCCGCATAAAAATTTCATACACTTACCCTTTCCCAAAAATTACTGGCCGCATTTTTGCAACCCTCCTTAAACGCCTCATACCCTACTTCCTGAAACTCTAAATAAGCTCCTATTTTGCTGGTGTCTCCTATAATTTCATCAACTCCGCACAAAAGAGCTTCCCCTATCATTCTGCAAAATGGTTCCCTAACAACAGGAGAGTGAAAAACCGCATCGCATCTTTGGAAGATAGAGGCCATTTTTTCATGATTGTGTTCGCCCCTAAAATTAACATTAGGAACATTGTTAAAAAGGTTGGCTGGATTAACGTCTGACCAACCAAAAACGTCTACTTTTCTCTCAGGGTTAGAACGTGCAAAGTTTAATAAATTATTTAAACCTTTAAGTGGATGCAAATATCCACAATAAACAACATCGTAAACTTTTTCTAAACCGTCAACTTTCTTGAAAACGTCTGTATTTATGGGATCGTAAACAATTTCCACGTTTTTAAAATAGTCTCCGTATAGTTCCTGAAAAAATGAATAGTGATATTGACTTAAAAAGAAATTTTTATTTGAGTTTTTAAACAAAGATTCTCTATCTTGTGAGCTTAAATATGAACATGAATCGTGCTCTAGCCTGACAGAGTTGTCTGCTTTAAGGGCAAAATTCAATCTCTCTGGAGATGTTTTGCTTATACATTCTAGATTAGAATTAACGATCAAATCGTAAGATCGAAGAAAGTCAGTCACAGAAGAATTGTGACTATGCTCTGTAATTTCATAACCCCTTTTTCTGCCCTCTTCAATAACCAAAGCATTGCTTACCTGCGCTCCTCCTTGGCGCTGTTCTAGGGTAAAATCGGATATAAATAAAACCTGCATCACATATTCTAATGTGATTATAGGTTAAAGTCAATTTTCTTCTACTGTGGGAGGATAAAAGACTTTTTCTCCGTCAGAATCAGGAATTTGAGCTAATAGTAGATCTGTTCTGGCAGAGGTAAAATCTAAGTTTGTAAAGTTCCAAAAAGGATCTGCTGATTCTTGTTGGTGCGTTTTGTCTGTTCCCTCTACTACGTCAATATCATGAAATCTGTAGTCTCCTTTTACTTTGCGACCCGCAGACAAATCTAAAAACATGTTTACTCTAGCCATGGCTGACTGAGCCGTGGTTTTTTGGGGTTGCCACATCGTGTCAGCGGCCTTTTCTCCCCTCTTGTATATTCTTATTAGCTGATCTATGCTAATTTTAGAATCGTTTTGTTCATTAAACTTTAGAACTTTAGCGACAAGACACTTGTAAATTTTGTCTGAAAAAGTAAGGTTCATCATAAAAAAATTACACTTTTAATTATTAAAAATGAATATTAACCCTCGCAGGAAGAGCAGTTCAGTATTGATCTCGCTAACTCTTGACTTGGATTAGCACTTCTCTGATAATAAAAACTCTTAACGCCCTGCTCCCAACCAAAGATTAGCAGTTCGCTCACTTGTTTTGGTGGACATTTAGGAGCCACCATAATGTTTAGGCTTTGTCCTTGATCAATATACTTCTGGCGCTGAGAAGCCTGAATAACAATTTCTTTTTGCGAGATTTCTCCAAAAGTCTTAAACACATCCTTTTCTTCTTCAGTGAGAAAATCTAGATGTTGAACTGATCCTCCTTTTTGGAGAATTGATTTCCAAGTTGTCTGTGTATTTTTTTTCTTTTCCTCTAGAAGTTTTTCTAAATGCGGATTTTTGTAGGTAAATTTGCCCTTGGCTAAGTCTTTGGTAAAATAGTTGCTGTTAAGTGGTTCGATGGAGGGAGATACTTGACCCAAGATAAAGGAGCTAGAGGTGGTGGGGGCGATAGCCATCGTGGTCATATTACGGCGACCATAGCCCTTAAGGTGTTCGGGTTCCCCCAAGAGAACCGCTAATTCACTGGTGGCTTCTTCACACTTCTTTCTAATTGTTTTGTGAATTTCGGTATTAAGAAATTTAGCCTCCATGCTTTCAAAGGCTATCATTTGATCTTGCAAAAATGAATGCCAACCCAACACCCCAACGCCTAGTGCTCTCTGTTTTTTAGCAAAATTATGAGAGGCTTGCATAAAAGGAATATCTGCCGTCTTCTCAACATATTCCTCCATTACAGCATCCAAGAAATAGACAAGAGTCTGAATCGCGTCTGTTTCTTTTATCTCATTCCATTTAGTTAGGTTTAAGGAGGAGAGGCAACAAACAAATGATTCGTCTTCAGAGGAGTGTAAAAATATTTCACTACAGAGATTTGAGGCGCTGATTTTTAGTTTCTTGTCTTTGTAAGCTTTGGGGGCATTTTTATTTGCCGTGTCCGTAAAAAACAGATACGGATATCCTGTTTCAAATCGCTTTTTTATAATGGATGCCCATATTAACCTTTTCTTTCGGTCTCCTTCTATAAGGGAGCGCATCCATTTGTCGCTAATGCAGACAGCAAATGACATTTCCTGAATTGGATTGCCTTCGCTTCTTATTCTTAAAAACTCATTAATGTCTGGATGTTCTACAGGAAGATATGCTGCAAATGAACCTCTTCTGACGTTGCTTTGAGAAACAACTGAGGAAACTTTATCGAACAGTTCCATGAAATGGACTGGCCCACTGGATGTGCCTCCCGCTGAGATTTCGACACCCCTACCCCTCAGGTCGCCAAAGTAAGCAGATGTTCCCGCTCCATGTTTGGTTTGCATTCCCACCTCCGCTTGTTTTTCAAGGATGGCATCCATGCGATCCTCAACAAAAACCCCATTACAGGAAATGGGTAATCCTCTTTTTCTTCCAAAATTAGCCCACACAGGACTGGCTAAAGAATAAAACCCTTGAGATAAATAATGTTCGAATTTTTCTGCAAAGCCATCAATTTTAAGATGTTTTTCTGCCGCTACCGCAATATCATGACCTCTTTGTTCCGCAGACTCTCCAGTTTGTAAATATCCCCTCTTAAGAAAATCGCGAGAGTCCTTATTAAGCCATTTGTATTTTTTCATTAAAATAGGTCGTCAGCGTCAAATGTTTGAGAATTCTTGGAATACTCCACAGGGCGAGAATGGAAGAAGTCGGTGGCATTATTGCCAAGCAACTCCTCCTCAAACCACATTGTATCTTCCAATAAAGAAGTGTCAACATCAAACGCTGAATCAAAGCCGATTTTTTCCAGAGAATCATTAATTCTATTCTTAATAAATTCTTTCAAGATATCGGCGTTGAGACCTTTTTCGTCAAATCCATTTACCATCCAATCCACAATATTGCTTTCTGCTACAAAAGCAGCCTTAGCTTCGGCAGAAATTCTCTCCTCTAGTTCTTCATCAAAAAGCTCAGGATGCTCGCTTCTGATCGTATTGATAATCTTAATTCCAGCAAGGGCGTGAATGTTTTCTTCGTTTCTTGTATATTTAACTTGCTGACCAGTGTCTTTTAGGACATTTCGATAGCGATTAAACCAATTAATCACATAGAATTGACTAAACAAAGAAACATTTTCCACGAACAAGGTAAACAAGGTAAGCGCATATACATACTGCTTTTTAGAGTCTTTGTAGAATTTGTGGTTATATTTGCGTAAATATTTTACCCTTCCCTCGATAAAATCCAGCTTTAAATTTTCTTCAAAAACGTCCTCTAATCCGAGAACCTTAAGCAGTCTCTCATAAGCATTGTTGTGAATAACTTCGACGTTGGCCATAACATATCCAAGATCTGTTAAACTGGGATGAGGGAGGTTGTCTCCAAGCTTGCTCCAGAACTTCTTCACAGCCACCTCAATCTGCCCAATTGCCGACAGAGTGCGAATAATCATCTCCTTCTCATCCTCATTCAAATGGACATTAAAATCCTGAATATCACTACTGAAACTAAACTCCTTATCGGTCCAAAAACCATTATGCATTGCCTCAATAAACTCCTGCGCCCATGGGTAATAATCGGGCTTCCTCGATACTTGTTCTTCGAAAATCATGACTAGTAAATTTTACACTTAGGGTAGGTCGGCTGTCAAGTCAATATGAAAATTTCCGAAAAATTAATTTGACAAGTTGAATTCCCACCATATAATAAACCGTGAAACGGGACAACGCCTCTTCACCTGTAACGTAAGGGTTACAGTATTACGTTATACTTAAAGTAAAACGTTTTATATAAATATAATATAAATTCAAGAATTGAAATTTCAGTTTTTGTGGAAAAAGGAAAACCAGATGCTAAGATGGGTTTAGTGCATAGCGATCTAACCCTAATTTCTAAGATTCAAGACGATAATGACCAAGACAGTCTCTTGGAAATCATTGACCGTCACTCTGGGATTTTTCATTCAATGGTGAATCACTTTATGTCTCACCCACAAAACGTTTTGGATAAAAATCAGTTGGTTGGAGAAAAGGAGTCTACCATTTATTCTGCCGCGTTAAATTACGACCCAGATAGAAACACAAAGTTTTCGACTCATTTAGCAAACCAGACAAAATGGAAATGCCTAAACATTCTCAATAAAAAGAAAAAAAATAGAGAAATTTTTATTGATGACGAAAAAACTTATATTGAGCCATCTTGTGATTCTTTCATCAGACAGATCGACAAAGATGAAGCCATGTCGGTGTTTAAAAAATGCCTCGAAACCGAAAAAGATGAAAGGGTAAAAAAAATAGTTGACATGAGATATGGGGCGGGTAATAATAAGCTTATTCCTTGGCGACATATAGCCGAAGAGCTTGATATGAGTATTCAAGGATGTATAAACGTTCACAATAGATTTATTAACAAAGTAAAAAAAGAAGGTAATTATGTATAATTCAATCACAGCAGCAGCATATCTGGTTAAAGACCCCGAAGTTAGAACAACAAGTAATGGCAAAAAGGTTGTTAATTTGAGGGCGGGTATCTCCACCTCTAACGCCAAAAACAAATGTTTTGTTGACATCGAATACTGGGATAAGACCGCAGAAATCGCAGAAAAATACCTTTCCAAAGGAAGGGAATTTATTGTTCAAGGTGAACTTTGTATGTCATCCTGGGAAAAAGATGGTAAGAATTTTAGCAAGTATTATATTCGGGGAAAAGACCTGCAATTTCTCAGTTCTGGAAAGAAGTCAGAGTCAACATCTGAGCAGTCCGAAGAAGCTGAAGACCTTGTGCCATTTTAATGAAACTTATTTTAGAGGCACCCCTTAACCCCCTGAGTTTTGGTAATGTTTCCTTTAACATTATCAGGGAATTGCATAAAAAAAATGTTGAGTTAGGAATTTTTCCTACGGGAGATCCTGATTTAGCTGCGTATGACATCCCAGATGACCTCAAATCTTATATAGAGGATTCTATCAACAAAAGATGGGAAATCATCAGCCCAGAAACCCCAACTTTACGATTGTGGCACCTTAATGGCAGCGATAATCGTAAAACCAAAGATCAATATCTTTATACGTTCTATGAATGTAATCAGCCAACTGATATTGAATTAAAAATCTGTTCTCTTCAGGACAAAACAATTTTTAGTTCTAAATATGCTAAAGATCATTTCGAAAAAAGGGGCGCAAAAAATACCCAGTGCATCCCGCTGGGGTTTGATGAAGATTTCAAGGAAACTGGAAAATCTTATCTAAAGGATGTTGTTCATTTTGGTTTAATGGGTAAATTTGAAAAAAGAAAACACACCCAAAAAATCATTAGGGCATGGCTCAAAAAATACGGCAACAATTCTAAGTATCAGCTTTCTTGTTGCGTTACAAATCCCTTTTTCAAGCCCGAGCAAATGCAGGGCATCATCAATGAAACCCTTGCGGGAGTAAATTATAATAATATAAATTTCCTGCCTCATCTGAAAAAAAATAAGGAAGTAAATGAGTTGTTAAATGCCATTGACATTGATCTAACTGGTCTTTCTGGAGGGGAAGGATGGAATCTTCCAGCATTTAACGCTACTTGCTTAGGCAAGTGGAGCACTGTGCTAAATGCCACTTCTCATAAAGACTGGGCAACAGAAGAAAATTCAATTTTGATAGAGCCTTCAGGACAGATGGATTCTGAAGACGGTGTATTTTTCACAAAAAACAGTCCATTCAACAAAGGCTCCTTCTACACTTGGTCCGAAGAACAGGCAATAGCAGCGATGGAGAAAGCTGAATCTAAAGCGGGTCAAATTAACACAGAGGGACAAAAATTGCGGGACGAATTTACCTATTCGAAAACTGTTGATGCGATTTTAGCCTGTATTTTCGACAGTTGAAGAAAGGCACAATTAATGCTATAATATAAGTATATGAATACTTTAATTAATTCTCTATTTAATGGTCTAAATGATCTTTCTCCCAGAGATCTAATGATTAGGAAAAAATCCTGCGTTGCAGATACGGGAGATGTATATGTTGCCGAAGTTGAATTGGCTGGATTTTCAAAAAAGGATATTTCTATTCGCATCGTCGATGGAGTAGTGGAACTTGACGCAAAAAACAAAGAGCGGTCCCAAAAATTTAAATTACATTTAAATGACTTGGTTGCAGAAGATCACATTTCGGCTGATCTTAAAAATGGACTTCTGAAATTAACTCTTCCTAAGAAAACCGTATCGGAGGCTCGCGAAATTCAAATCAAGTAATGCCTATTTATGTTTATAAACATCCCGAAACAGATGAATATCGAGAGGTATTCCAAGGGATGAATGACGAACATGTATATTCAGAAGGGGGCGTTGAGTGGCAGAGGGTTTTTCTGTCACCCAACGCCTCTATTGATTCTTCTATTGATCCGTTTAGTAAAAAACAATTTATAGATGCCACTGAAAACAAAAAAGGCACAATAGGAGACATGATGGACATGTCGAAGGAACTTAGTGAAAGAAGGGCAGAGAAAATAGGCGGCAAAGATCCCGTAAAAGAAAAGTTCTACGACAATTATGCCAAAGAGAGAAATGGTGCGGTTCACCCCAACCGCATGAGAGAGGGCTACGAAAGCAAAAACGTAAAAATCGAATACGATTAAAAAAGAGGTGGATACCTCTTTAGATTTAAGTGGGATAAATCTTTTTCGGTTAGGGTATATCCCGTGCTTATTCCCTCTGCCGTATCAATGGATGTAATAAGTGCATTAATAGCGGAAATATATTTATTGTATGCTGGAGATGAAGAGGTTGTATAAAAGGATGTAATTAAAACAGGTTCTCCATCTATAATTATAAATAGAGGGTTTCCAGAATCCCCCGATACTAAGTCTTCTGCCATATCATCATATGGAGACGGAACCACAGCGCCGTCAAAGTAGGTGACGTTATTTGCCGAATTCGCGGCTCTGGTTAATTGAAGTAATAATCCCTTTTTTTCATGATCGAAGCCCAGAACTATTGGTCTGAAGTCTTCATCTATTGATCCTACTGAATCTCTATTGAAATAAGTTTCAAAGTTAGCAGGGACAACCTTAACTGGCGTTATAGTTGAGGGGAGGTCTGAATCTAGAAGACCAACGGCAATATCCTCAGAGCCATGATAATCTATTCGCGATATCGTTCTTTCGATCCACGTTCCATCTGGGGTTACAAACCATAATTTGTCAGTGTTAACCAACCAAAAATGTTTAGCCATTACTATATGCCTTTTTGTAACAGCGGTTGCACCCCTCATTCTGTAGTCTGCTGGGGTTCCATACCCTCTATTGTTCCAGACGCTTACCGCACTAAAGTCAATATCTTTGGCCCAAAAGCTACTAAGGCGAGCGGCACCATATCCTCCTCCCCCTAAAACTCCATTAGGGTCAGTAAAGCCTGTTAGCATACTTCCATTTGAAGCTACGTCCATCGACGCATCAAAGTGCTGATCAATTTGCTCTCTTGCATATAAAGACAAGTCTTGTTGGGCATTACCTGAAACTTGCAGACCTTTAGGATTAGGAGAAACATCAAAAGAAAAACTCGCGTCGAAATCCATTAATCCATTTACGGCCATTCGGTAATTGTAACCTTGTAGTTTCGCATCTTCTATTTTATAACTAATGGATTTACCGCTTCCATTTAAAGTTAGATCAAAATTATATCCAGATTCTGAAGAAAGGATGCCACTGATAAAACCAGAATTCCATCCCGAAACTCTAGAAGTAAACTCAACAGATCCGTTTGCTGGTAATATCATTTTTCTATTGCAGACGTAATCACTCCCGAGCTTATAAGAAGGAACCCTTGGAATCTGTATATTTAAGTCTACAGATTGAAGTAGGTGATCACCCGCCAATGGCTGTCCCCCAACTTGTAAGTTCTCCAAAATAATACTGCTCCCCGTATTGGACGGGTTCATTACAACGGGATTTGGGGAAAACTCTCTTAATCCTGAGAACGTTATTTCTCCAACCTGATTTGCATTTCCGCTAGTTAAATTAATCGCAGGAGAAGGTATGTTTAAACCCGTTACTTCAACGTATTCCATATTAGAACCATTAAAGCCTACGTTAACGCTAGGCAGAGTTCCTACTGAATAATTAAGGCTATAATTAGTTAAATAACAATTACCTACAGAAGCACATTGATAGCCGCTTAAATTAACTATATCCCCCTGATTAAATCCACTTAATGCATCAGATTCACCCAACCTATGAAAAATATAGAAATTTTTAGAAGCAGACTCATATCCCGACAAACTGAAAACCTGAGGAACGGCTTCATCAGAACTGGTTTCTACGTCATTTAAATCTGCAAAATTGACAAGAGCTTCATTTATATAAGGCCAACTTTGAATGTAATTAAAACTTAAATTTACATCTGGATGTCTAATTGAAGAATTAACTGCATAGCGAGAAGAACCTAATTGTTTTCCTCTGGTCCTATTAATTGAAACATCAAAACTGGAGGTTTGAACGGTGGACAATATAGAACCAGTCCTAATACCAGTATAAAAAGCCTCCTTCTGAGTGCTATCTTCACACCCTATAAAACAATTATTGCTTTTAAATATATTAGTGCTCATATCAAGTTCCTGTTGGTATTACTCCTAATGGATCTTCAACCAATTCTACAGTTAGCGTATTGGAATTATAATAGTCCCAAGTATGACTCCACCGAGGACAATAATAAACCTTAGGTCTATTATACACAGAAGGTATTTGATGTTCAAATCTCCTATATCCTCCGTGATTTTCTAAAAAATGGAGCATACATCTTAACTGTTTGTTCGATATATTTTTATATGAATAATTTATTCCAAAATCTGCAATATTTTTATTAGTTTTAAGTCTTTGTGTGAAAGAGTTTTCATATTCCAAAACATCAGCTTTGATCTGAACCTCATTTTGTAAATTTATATCAGGATCGAAGAAAAACTTTTGGCTCCAATAGTCATCCTTAGAAACCCCTGTGGGGCTTCGATCATATGTCGATCTATGATTAGTGGTGCAATAGTAAAAATTGTTTAATTTGTTTCCATTTATGCCAGAATAAATTACATCATACTTTTTGTAAGTAACGTCATGCTCCCATCCTTGAAATTCCACGTTAGCAAAATTGCCCCCAGACCAATTTAATAAATTTGGGGCGTGATCTACATTTATTTTAGCGGCGACTTGGAAGTGCTGGTTATTTATAAAGTTAATCGCATAGCTATCACAAAAACCAGAAACGGTTTTATAAATTCCAGAGTTATCAGGAGTAAACTCCAAAGGCAAATATCCCGATTTATTCTCAAAAAATGTAGCAAGATCTTTCGCTCCGCTTTCATTCACATCATATCTAACTGCAAATTTAGCTGTTAAACTATTAACAGAAAGAGGTATGGAATTATAATAAAAATTATCAGTAAGGTAGGTATTGTTATTAGCGGAAAAATCCACAGTTGAGCCATAAGAAGGAACAAAGGACATACCTGACAATTCCGCTGGGACGGAAACGCCTGAGATATTGTTGTCTCTATTATAAAATAAACTTTCGCTCATTGGTGACCTACATAGTTAAGAGTTAATTTTACCACTCCTTCAGCCGAAGCGTTTAGGGATTCAGAGACTAAAGATGCATTTGGAATACTTAAAGATTGGAGATTTGTCCCGTCTCTACCATTAATATCAAAAGTAACGGTTCTATTTTCTTTTCCTGTCTGAAGAAAGCTATATCCACTTTCCAAAAAAACATCATCTACTTCTAGCTGAACGCTAGCCGTGTATTCAATGGGATCTATGTGCTTAACTTCACATGGATATTCTTTTCCAATTGTATAATAAGGAATTTTTTTTGTCGTCAATGAATAATCAAAACCCACCACTCTACTTGTGGTTGTATTGTCGCATGTTGCCGTAATTGACCCCTGACTAGGAATAAATGTGCTTATAGTAGTATTTCCTGCAACCTTAGCTCCGCTTTTCATTTCATCGTAAACCGCAAAACTAGCATTAACTTTTGGAATTGCTCCTACCGCACAATTCACAGAATAAGATACCAGATATCCGCTATTAAACCCATAGGAGGCATTATCGTCATAATTGAAACTTCCACGAATTGGATCATTTGCTCCAGTAAAACTTAAAACAGGATCGTCGTAGATTAAAAAACGAGAAAAAGAAACATTTTGAGAAGTCGGGCCAGCTATAGTTGTAACGCCCCTATTGTAACCAAGGGGGTTCGTTGTCGTCTGACTATTTTGATAACTAATATCAAGAGACTCAATGCCCGACAACTCCGTGCGCGGAAGGCTTCCCCCAGATATAAAAAAGTGGGAGTCATAATTTAAAGTAGTTCCATACATGATTAATAACCACCCGATCTAGCTGTTCTTAATGAGCCGCCAAGTCTTTTTTCTTCGTCAATAACCTGCCTAACTTGATCTCTTATTCTTCTGGCTAATGTTTGCTGGCTGTTTTCTGCCGATCCCCCTTCTCCTTCTTGAGTTTCCTCCATTCTTCCATCGGAATTAACAGTTATATTAATAACGGTTTCCCCGCTTCCCCCAGAAACATCAATCAATTGATCTAACCTGTCTACAACCTCTCTGTTGTCTCCACCAGCGCCAGAGTTCATAGCGGCAAGGTTTCCTCGCCCTATACTCTGAGTGGCGGCTGCATTCATCACAAACTCTCCTCCTGAAAGCATGGTGGGAACCGTATCAATTCCAGCGGCATAAGGGACAGATCCTCCTGTAGCCCTGCTTAGATTGTTGAACTTTAGAGGTAAAACCCCGAAGCTGGAGCCAGTGACTCCGCTAGGGGGAGATCCTGTGTGATCTGGTCCGAATATAACATTATTCAGATCTTCACCTCCTGTTAAACCAGTGCCTGATCCATAACCATAGCGAGGGGGGTTATTTGTGCCGCCATAACCATAGCGAGGGGCGGCTGACCCCGCTCCCCCAAAGAAGTTTCCCACTCCCATAAATAATTTTTTATACCAAGGAAGCTGACTCGCCGCAACTGGAGGACCACTCGCACCTGCACCTAATTCAGCCTCGATTCCTCCTTTGCCAAAGTTTTTGCCTATTTGATCGGTCAGACCACTCAATGCAGCACTAGCGACACTCATGATGATTGCATTTCTAAGCGCCCTTTTTTGCTGCTTTCTAGCTTCTGCATCAGCTTTATCTTTTTGTATTTGTTGAAAATAAAGTGACAGTGCTTCTTCCTGAGAGGCGCTTTCTGTTTGAGCAAGGCGACTCATGCTTATGCCCTTTCTTGTCATCCTCACACTATGTGGCTCCAAGGCAACATAAGCAGAATTCGCTCCCCCTCCTAATTGATCAAGCTCGCCCGAAGTAAACCCTTGAGTTGCAAAATCTAATAATGGACCCTTGCCTCTAATTTCCCCTTGACCGAAAGTTCCTGGGCGAAAGTATCCCCCTCTTTGCAGGGTTGGGACGGCCCCCGAGTTTAACTGATTAAGAAAAGCTGATCCATATTTTTGCACCGCGCTTTTTCTTAACACAAACTCTCCTCCTGTCAGCAACGCTGGAACATCGTCGCGAATTCCAGATCCCCCTCTTATTGATCCCCCCTCATTTTTTTTGTTAAAACCGAAACCTCCCGCGATCAATCGAGCAAGACCGCCCATCCAGCCGCCGCCTCCACCACTTGCACCGTCAGTCCCAAGACCAACAATATTGTTAATGGCTCTCTGCATAAACGCCTTAGACAACATTAAGAAGAAATCGGAAGCCGCACTTCTAAGAGCGGTTCCTAAGTCTTCTCCTCTAGCAACAGCCATTACCATTGCATCTCCAATGTTTTGAGCAAACTGGACGGAAGAATCAACTATCTTGTTAGTAAACTCCTCCTGTTCTAATATTTCCCTAAACTCATCAAGACCCTCCGCACTTCTTTTAGCAAGAGCTTTTGCTTTAGCGTCTCTGTTATCCTCAGAAAGTGCCATCTGAATTCTTTGAGTTGGATCGGTAGTTATCAGTCTATCTATTCTCGCTTGGGCAATATTTTGCGGATCAGTTAAAGAATCCTCCATGTTTTCAATAAGCTGCCCAAAAGTTAAATCATCCATTAGTCGTGCCGCCTTGAGATTCGCTGCGGCTAATTTGGTGGCGGCATCTGCCGCCTCTGCATTTTTCTTCGCCGCATCGTCTGCACTTTGGATAAATTGTGACAATGCCAAATCTCCGTCCTGAAATTGCTTCCTAAAATTGGGATCTTTTCTTAGATCTTCTTGAAGAAATTTTGCCACATCCACTAAGCCACCTTTTCCTCTTACTCCTTGAGCCTTGTTAATCATATCCACAATCCCCTGAAGCGTCCCTTGTTCCCCAGCAGCCTTACCCAAAGTAGTTTGTGGACCAACTATATCGCGAAGCCTCTTCCTTTCTGATTCTGCTAAGCGCATAGCATTAAGAGCATTTTGTCCTCTTGTTATTTCTTGCTGATCCTGCATATCAAGGATTCTCGCCGCCCGTGCTTCCCTGTCACTTCTTGGTATACCCTGTCTTCCCTGTATACGTTGTGTAACCTTGTTGATGTTCTGCTCTTCAGTTAATTCAGCCTCTGCTGCTGTTTTAGCTGCTTCAATAGACGATCCTGTGACAATCAATTGTCTAGCTCTTAACTCGGCTTGAACCTCCTTGGTTATACTTTGTCTCACCCCAAAAATTCTCTCTAGAATTCTTAATTCTTTTTCCTCGCGCTCTAATTTTTGTGTGAGGGGTTTGATCGCTCCTTGAACGGCTTTGTTTTGTCCCTCCAAAAGTTCTTTTGCTAACCTCAAGGCTTCATTTCGATTTTCTTCATCGTCTACGCCTTCCTCGACAAGTTTCTGGAATTGAGCACGAAGAGAAAATAATTTTCTATCCTGAACCGTTAGATCTTTTGTTGCCGCAGCAATAGCTACTACAGTATCTATTGTTTTATTTCTTATTTCTAAATTAGTTTCAATCCCTTTTCTCTCGACTTTCATGTCGAGAATCGCCTCTTTACTGAGAATTCCTCTTTGTTCTGCGGCAAAAAGTTTTTCATCTATATCCTCTAGTTCTTTTTTGCTCATTTTGGCCAACTCAGCAGCGTGTTTTAGTTCCTCTTTAAAGAGAACGGTTGACATTCTTTTTTCAAGAGCCTCTTTTTCTTTGGCTATTCTGACCGCTTCCTGATCCATTTTAATCTGTTCAGCTTTTTCAACGTTACTCGTAACCATGACCTTTTGTATATTCTCCATGATTCTGAGATACTCATTGTTATCCATTATCGCTCTTCCCACCTCTCCAGTGACGCTCTCCTCTCTTCCAGTGCCAAACGTGATGTCACTCCCAAATAGACCTCCACCACTCATATTTTCTCCTCCAATAGCCCTACCTTGAGCATCTAGCTTTAAGCCAGATTCCCTTTTTATCATTCGAACTATATTATCAAACGCAGCCTGTCGTCTCTCTTGGGGCATCTCACCTAATGCTTTTGTGACAGCCTCCCTGATGGCTTTTTCCTGCTCCACAGTTGTCCCAACTTGACCACCCACTCCGAGTGTTCCAACGTTTTGAACCAAGAACCCTCTCCCTTGAGCATTGACCCCTGCTGCTTCCTGCGCTTCCTGTAGGTCAATATCCTTACTGAACAGGGCGACCATGGGAGCAATAATACTCTTTTGCATCCATGCGTCACCTTCCTTCCAGAACCCAGCGGTGCCTCCAAATTCCCTATCCATCATTGCATTGATGTCAATTAATTCTTCGGCTCCTATTTTGTTAAGAGCAACAGCAGCATTATCAGCAGCGTCTGCCATTCTTGCCAACGAGAGATTTACCACATCGGTCACTCCATTGGCATCATTTTGCATTTTTACAAACATATTAACCGCTGATACAGCGGTTCCGACAACCATACCCAAGCCCCCAACCATCTTAAGGGATTTCCCTGCGAACTGTGCCGCCTTCCCCCCATCTGATAGGGATTGCCCGAAACTACTTATAGCAGATGACGCAAACGCAGCAGTTGTTATCCCCTGCAAACCTTCAGATAATCTATTGACAAACCGACCAATGCCACCTTCGGCATCGGAAGTCGCTCCTTGTAACGCGGCCAATCCCGCTGATACCGCAAAAATTGCGCCTAGATAATCGCGGTTTTGTCCCGTTGTTTGTTTTTCGCTCTGTATTCTTTTCTTTGCTACTTCATCTAGCTTCTTTCTTGTTGCAGCATTTGTTTTGATTTGAGCAGTAAGTTTTTTAAGTTCTACATTTGCTTCTTTTTCGGTCATTACCCCCCTGCTAATATCTTTATTAAGAGCCTTAATAGCATTATTTAAACTTTTTAAAGACGCTTCTACTACCTTAGACTGTGTTCCAATTTCACCCATCGTAATTGGGGCTGGACCCTTTGCGAAGTTAGGAACAGCGCCAAGAGGCTCATCTCTAGTGTTCGTAACAGCAAGACCAAGGGGGTTGTCGCCACTTCTTAAGGCTCCGTCTTGATTTATCCTAATTTGATTAACGGGCAATCCCGCAGAAATTTCGCGATTAACCGCCTCTTGAAGTGGTCCCTGAGCGAAGTTCGGTATAAAGCCTCTAGAACCCCTTTTAATTCTTACTTGACCTGGGCCAGCAGTTTCAAGCCTATCAAAAAACCTACTGTCTCCTGCTTTTATAATATATGCACCCCGTCGAGAACCTTGGTTTTTTAAACCAAGTTGTATGGCTTCATTGTGAGATAATCTTTTTCCAATAAGTTTTTGCACTTGAGGGGCATCGCCACCCTTCATAACTCTGTAGATTTTTGATGCAGCAGATTTTAGATTGTCATCACTTGATGTTCCCTTTACCTCTGCAAATTCCGCTCTAGATGAAGCCCCATATAGCTTTATTAATTTGTCTTGTCCCTTTAAGGCTAAATCAAAGGGAGAGGTGTCAGTGGTGTCTGCATATTGCTTGAAAGCCTCATCTGTTAAAAGACTAGCTAAAGTTAATTCATAAATTGTTCCCGCAAAACCACTTAAAGCTCCTTTGTTTATCTTCTCTCCAATTGTTTTTATCTTTACTGGCTCTGGCATTTGCCCACCAGATAAAGCCTTAGCTTGTTTTACCGCCTGATTAGCGGCTGTGGACTTCAACTGTTTCGTGTATTCTTCAATGTCTAGCGCACCCTTGGGCATCTGTTGGGGCAGAGTATAAACAGGGACATTAATTTTTTCGGATGCACCTTTCGGTTTGGTTTTGGTGTAAGTTCTAGCCCCGTTTTTATCAACTGAAGTATAAACGCTGATGCCTGTAGGAACATCGCCCTTGCCCTTTTCGCCAGTCATCATGATATACTTCCCCCTAGCATTGATGCCCTTAGCAAAGTTCGGTATATAACCACCAGCGCCAGCCCTTATTTTTTTGGCGTTGGTCGGCAAACC